CGTGCGCGCGTGCGCGTGCGTGTACGCGCACGACGAACCCGCCAGGGGGGACCCGGGGGGGTTGGCCGGTCACCACGCCCAAGATTGCCTCCTAAGAGCGCCTTTTCTTTCACTTACGCATGTAGTTGCGTAGATTAGGCTTACAGGGAAGGAGGTCAGGCATGGAGATGAATCAGATTTATAAGGAGAAGGACATTCTTGAGGCTTTGAAGGCGTCTCGTGGGATTGTGTCTGCGGCGGCGCGTCGGTTGGGGATGAATCGCCGTCAGTTGACTCGTCGTCTGAAGTCGTCGGAGAAGTTGAGGGAGACCCGTGATGATGCTCGTGCGGAGTTCTGTGATCTGGCTGAATCGAAGCTGGTGGAGAATGTGGAGGCAGGGAACGTGCCTTCGGTGTTGTTTGCTTTGAAGTGTTTGGGGAAGGATCGGGGGTATGTGGAGAGGTCTGAGGTTACTGGCAAGGACGGGAGGGATCTGGGAGAGATTGTGATTCCGAAGCGGGAGGTGACGTTGAAGGAGTGGGAAGACAGTTTGAAGCTGGAAAAGTCAGCTGTGGTGAAGAGGAGTGCCTGATAACGTCTGGTCTCCCCAACCGGGGCCACAGGGGGCGGCGATTCGTTCGGGGCCTTCTGTAGACGAGTTGTTCTTTGGTGGGGCTGCTGGAGGGGGGAAGTCTGACTTTGGGACTTTCTTACTGACGTGGATCAGGGGGCTTTATGGCAGGGGGTGTTGTTTCGTCAGACGCATCCTGCACTGGAGGATCTGGTGATGCGTTCTCAGCAGTTCTATCCGCATCTGGGGGGTGAGTATAAGGTGGGGTCTTCCCAATGGCTGTTTCCTGGGGGGTCTTGTCTGAAGTTCAGGCATTTCGAGACGGTGTTTGACTTTGTGAAGTATCAGGGCTGGTCTTTGACGTGGATTGGCTGGGACGAGCTTCCAGAGTGGTCGGATCTGAATTGCTACAACCGGATGAAGTCGAGGCTGCGGGGACCGGCCCGGAACAAGCGGATTCGGGCGACGGGGAACCCTGGCGGGGCTGGACATCGTGCTGTGCAGGATTACTTCAAGATCCCTTCTCGTCCTCTTCCATTGAACGAGGTCAGGTCTTTCGTAGACCCTGAGACGGCGATGGTGCGTTGTTTTATCCCTTCCAAGGTGGAGGACAACCGCAAGCTGCTGGATGTGGACCCTGACTATATTCAGCGCCTGAAGGGGGTTGGAGATCCTGAACTGGTCAAGGCATGGCTGGACGGGGACTGGAACTCGCTGGTCGGGGCGTTCTTTCCGTGGTCTTCTCTCAAGGTGGAGGTGATGCCTGGGCAGGAGGACGAGATTCCGGGGAACTGGCCGTTGTTCGTGTCGATGGATTACGGGGAATCGTCTCCAACCTGCGCGTTATTGATGGCGACCGACTATGATGATCGGGTCTGGATCGTTGGAGAGTACTATCAGGAGGATCGGTATGCCGAGGAACATGCGGTCGGGATCATGGATATGATTCAGGGCAACGCCTGGACCGGGGGCCGCTATCCTGACAGGATTTATGCTCCTCACGATATGTTCATCAGGCGTCGTTTGGACGAAGATCGCCCGAATACGGCAGCTGACATCTTCACTGAGGCGGGATTATACCTGACATCGACCTCTTCTGACCATAAGGCGGTTGTAAACCGCTGGCGCGTAACGAAGAACGCCTTGACAAGAGCAGATTTGAGGGTGTATCGTTCTCAATGTCCGAATCTGTGCCGTACCATGCCGATTCTCCAGCGAGATCCTCGAAAACCGGAGATGATCAAGCCGAAAAGCGAGGATCACGCCGCAGATGCGCTGGGATTGGGCATGTTATACGAATATGCGGGATCTCCGATGTCCCAGCCCGAACAGGGCGGCCCTTTTCAGGCCAAAAACGTCTTGTCGAGCATCTCGGAGAAGGATATGACCAATAAGCGGTATGGATAGGATGTTGACGAACGAATCTTCGGAAGTCTATATTAGGAATTATGGCAGAAGAATTCAGATTAGCTGACACATCGACGCCCAAATACTGGCGTCGTGCGATTGAGATTGGCAAGGACGCCCGTAAAGAGCGTGTGAAGAACTCAAATCGCCTTCTCGCTCGATATGATATGGACTATAAGGACGCCATCACCTACCGTACGTGCGATTATCGCCAGCACATCGTTCCATTACCCCCGCGTCTTCCTGAGAGTGGAGGACGACGGCGCTGAATTGTCTTCGACGCTTCTGGAGAAGGTCGCTAACGACTGTATCCAGATGATGGGCGTCAAGGAGCATGTTCAGCAGGCGATCTTCGATGCCTTGTTTTATGGAGTGGGCTGGCTCAAGATAGGCTATAACCCTCTCGGAGATGATTCTATCGCTCCATACGTCTCCAACGACTCGATGAAAGACGATTTCCCGTACGTACGCCGTATTCCTGCACAGAATCTCATCACAGACCCGATCACTCCCCCTCATATTCTTGGAGAGGGCCGATATATAATTGAAGAGCAGTGGTTGCCGCTGGAGTTTCTCAGAAAGGACGAGCGTTACAAGAATCGCCGTCAGATCAAGCCGACATCGATCTCAGACGATGATACGGACTTGCTTCGTATCAAGATTCCAGGCGAGGAAGGCGACGAGGAGGTGCAGGCGTTCAAGGACTCCATCGAGCATGGCCAGATGGTGAGGGTGTGGGAGATACATGACCGTCTGCACAGGAAGCTGTACGCAATGGCTGACGGAGTGGATGGGTTCATACGGGATGAATCTCACCCCTTTCTTCGACAGGAAGCAGTGACGATCCCTGACCCGATTACCGGCGAGCCTCTGATGACCGGTGATTTTGAAGACGGGCAGGGCTATCTGGTGCCCGAAGGCTTCCAGTATATCCCGATCAAATTCGATGCGTCAGGTGACGGCGGCTACTGGCCCACGCCTCCAATCGAGTATATCGAGGATCTCCAGAACATCATGGTGGAGTCTGTCTCCCGCAGGGCTGATCTCCTCAAGAGATTCCCGAGATTGACGGTATTGTCTCCGAACGAGGCCAAGAAAGAGCCCCTTATTGCGGCAAAGCTGAAGAAATCTGTTGACGGCGACTTGATTATCGCAGATCCCAACAATATCAGAGAGCTGCAATGGGGTCGGATGCCTGACGGACAACTGGAGCTGGAGCATGACGCACGGGTCTACGAAGAGCAGATTACGCTTATTAACGAGCTGGTACAGGGGTCGAGTCCCCGTAGAACGGCCACAGAATCTGCTCTGATCGCTTCTGCCGGTTCGGTCAACAGGGAATGGATGCAGTCCATTATCGGAGGGGCCTATAAGAAGATTATCGTCGGGTGCCTCAATATTATGGGAGACCAGCGATATACTCCCGATAATTACGCAATAAATATGTCCAGAGAGGGTCACTCAGCGGTCATGCAGACCGTTCAGCAGTCGGATTTTCTCCTTAACTTCATTGTCAGTGTGAAGGCTGGGTCCATGCAGCCGTTGATCGAGTCTCTCGACAGAGAGCAGTTTATCGAGCTATATTCGATATTACAGGGGAATCCGATGGTGGATCAAGAGGAGCTTCTGAAGACATTGATCTCCTCATACCGGATTTCCGATGTGGACAATCTCATGTCCGCTGAAGTGGACGCGGAAGCGACCCGTGCTGCACAACTGGAGAACGAAGGCTGGCTGCTTAACGGCCAGGATCCTGGGGTGACCCCCGGTCAGGACCACCAGACGCATTTGGAGGCACACGGTGCTTTCTTCCAGCAGATGAATCAGGAATTGCAGATTCTTGCCGCACAGTTTGCCACCCCGGAGTTACAGGTTCGGCAACAGCAGCTGCAAGGGGCCGTTCAGGCAACACAGGCCCATATCTCCATTCATATCCAGCATCAGGAACAGCAGGGCGGCATGACTGGAGGCGGTAGCGCTCCCGCACGGCAGCCCACACCGGAAGGGATTACCTCTCAGGTCAGAGCCAGCGCCCAGGAAACAGCAAACGCAGTAGAGCGCAGCCCGGAGGACTTCGCTTGATTAAATACGCGGATTATCGGTGCGGAAAAGGCCATTTTCATGTAGATGAGGAGTTTGGAGGAGATATTCCTCGCAGCATACCCTGTCACTGTGGAGATATGGCCGAACGTGTCCCTGCGTTCGTCAAGATTCACAACAGCAGTTCAGGGCCTGGATACGGACGATTCGATCCCCAGTTCGGCTGCGTTGTGGAATCAACCCAGCATCGCAATAAGCTGATGAAGCAGATGGGGATGCAAGATGTGGGCACGGTGCGAGGCGTCCCTGAATGGGAAGTCGAGCATGAGGCTCCAGAGAAGAGCAAAGGGCCTCCGGCTTTAGTAGCGAACTCGCTGGAGGATTTACATCAACAGATGGCCAAGACAGGCCATGACACAGATTTCTCCCCTTTGGGAGAATAGGAGAATAATATGGCAGAGGACTCTGAACTTGCTGAAGCGACAAGCCCGGAAGCCCCGGCAGAGACCGCTGAAGTCGAAGTAGACTTCGGCACGGACCTTCTACCGGACAAGCCTACAGAGCCCGCAGGCGAGACATCAGAACAATCCCAGCCTGAATCGCAGAAGTCAACAACAACCGATCTGCCGACAGACGATGATGGAGTACTGCGTTTTGCGGATTACACCCGCAAGATGCAGGACATCTCAGACCAGCGCAGATCACTTGATTCAGAGCAAGACTCGATTCGGCAGGAGCGAAAGAGGTATCAGGATATGTTGGAAGGGGGCTTGAACAAGCTCCAGACTGACGATCCTATACAGCAGTTGTATACACAGCTTGGTCCTGAAGAGCAGGCTGGTCTCAGGGTAGTGGAGCAACTCACCGATCATAAGACCGGTGCGCTGCAACAGTCTCTGGATCAGCAGTCTAAGACGATCAATTATATGTATCAGCAACTCCAACAGATACAGAATCAGTCTCAGTCTGAACAGTCATCGAAGTTGAACCTGGAAGTTGCAGAAGCGCGGCAGGCGCACGGGGATCTCGTGGACACCTATGGACAAGTAATCCTCAAGTCCTATGGGACAATAAATCCCACAACAAACGATCCTTATACAATTTCAGAGCTGGTGTCTTTGTATAGCGGGAAAACTGCTGAGAGAACTCAGAATGCCCGTAACACAAACGCAGCGACGAAGGCGAAAAGCAAGCGCAGCGGTGCTGTAAATCCAGGGAATGCCTCTACACCTGTTGATGCTGGAAGCTCTACAGAGAGTGAAGCGTTGGATGAGATAGAAAGCCTCGGCTTGTAAGCAGATCCATTCTTGGAGTTAAGAAATGGCTGCAACCAGT